TCAATATTGTTGCCACGGCAAATACCAAGGGTAAAGGTTCTGATGATGGTCGCTTTATCGGCACCAACGTTATGAACGAAGCTTTCCTGGAACGATTCTCTGTTACAATGGAGCAGGAATACCCTAACGCAAAGACCGAAGCAAAGATTCTGAATGGTATCCTTGCCAAGTCTGGTATGGCAGATAACAAGTTTGTTGATAAGCTTGTGACCTGGGCTGAGATTGTTCGTAAGACATTTGCTGAAGGTGCTGTGTCTGAGATCATCTCGACTCGTCGTCTGGTTCACATTTGTGAAGCGTATGCAATCTTCAACGGCAATCGTGAGAAGGCAATCCAGTTGTGTCTAAATCGGTTTGATGCTGACACGAAAAACTCTTTCATGGATTTGTACAAGAAGATTGACGAAACTGTTGGTGTTGATCCGGCAAGTGCTACATCAGCACCAACAACAAAAAAGGAGGCGGTACATTTTACAGGAAGTGCCTGGGTCTTTACTGCGTACATATCAGATCAAGTTGTTCCAAAGGAACTTATGAATACCCTGGTGTATGATTCTGCACTTGCTACCTATACCGTGTCTGTTCCTGTGGAAGCACCAAAGGCAACTACTACTGAAGAGATTCCTTTCTAAGAAGTACCAAACCTAAAGAATAGGGCTGGCAAAATCGCTGGCCCTATTCTCATACGCATATATTTGTTTGGTAGGAGTGCCATTTCGTATAGAAAGTTTTATATATACAGGTATGGGCCACGATGCTGCGAACATCTGCCCACTCTAACGCTAACGGAAGCATCAGCTATGACTATTTATCACAAACATCATATCATCCCTCGTCATATGGGTGGGTCAGATGATCCATCTAATCTTATAGAAGTTACAATAGAACAACATGCTGCTTTACATAAGCAGTTATGGGAAGATTTGGGGCATTGGGAAGATAACATTGCTTGGAAAATGTTATCCGGTCAAATAACAAAAGCAGATTTGAATCATCTTATCAGTATAAATGCTCATAAAGGACAAAAACATTCTGAAGCGGCAAAGCAAAAAATGAAATTGGCATGGGAGCAGAGGAAGATTGATCCAAATTACATCAATCATATGATTGGTCGAACTCACTCAGAGGAAACAAAAAGAAAAATGTGTAATTCGAGAAAAAGTAGAAAACCAAATCTCGGTAATAAACACAGCGAGGAATCTAGAAATAAAATGAAAAGTATTGTAAAAACTTGTCCTATATGCCATAAAACAATGAACACAGGAAATTATTCAAGACACAATCATGGTGAAATGTGTTCCCAAAAAGGAGATATATAAAATGGAATTGAGTATAAAGGTTGAAGACCTAAGAAAGTGTCGTCTGTTTGTTGCCACACCCATGTACGGTGGATTCAACCACGGTCTGTATATGAAGTCGTGTCTGGACCTACAAACTGTGGCCATGAAGTATGGTATTGAGATTCGCTTTTCTTTCCTTTTCAACGAAAGCCTGATCACCCGAGCACGAAACTATCTGGTAGACGAGTTTATGCGATCAGGTTTGACCCATCTTCTTTTCATCGACTCTGACATTCATTTCAATCCAGAGGATGTCCTGGCACTCCTGGCACTGGACAAAGATATTGTTGGGGCACCATACCCAAAGAAAAGTCTAAACTGGAATCAGGTATGGAAGGCATCAAAGAAGGTGTTGTCCAACCCAGACTTTGATGAGTCAAAGTGGAATCCAGCAGAGTTGTCGGGAGTGACAGGCGACTATGTTTTCAACCCTGTTCCAGGAACAACTCAGTTCAAGGTCACCGAACCACTTGAGGTCATGGAGATCGGCACAGGTTTTATGATGGTCAAGAGACAAGTCTTTGAGAAGTTCAAGGAAGAGTATCCTCACCTAAACTATAAGCCAGATCATATCGGACAGGCAAACTTTGACGGTTCACGCTATATCCATGCCTACTTTGATACCGTGATCGATCCAGACAGCCATCGCTACCTATCAGAAGACTATATGTTCTGTCAGTATTGGCGTGCTATTGGTGGTAAGGTTTGGTTGTGTCCTTGGATGAAGACTGGTCATATCGGAACATACGAGTTCCCTGGTGATATGCCAAAGATTTCTGGACTTACTGGATCACTATAACATAATGTGGGGAGACTGCTGTCATGCTAATAGGACTGGTTGGATTTATTGGTTCGGGTAAAGGCACTGTCTCTGATATTCTACAAAGAAAAAAGGGATTTCACAAAATCTCCTTTGCTGATAGTCTAAAGGATGCTGTGGCTGCTGTTTTCGGCTGGCCACGGCATCTACTTGAAGGCGACACAGTAGAAAGTAGAGCATTCAGAGAAACAGTAGATGAGTTTTGGTCATCCAAACTGGAGAAGGATATTACACCACGATGGGTTCTCCAAAATGTTGGGACTGAGGTTTTTAGAAACGGGTTCCATGATAACATCTGGATTTATTCTGTAGAACGAAAACTACAGGAAAATCGACACAGAAATATTGTTGTGTCTGATGTCAGGTTTCCAAACGAGATAGAGGCTATTCGTAAGAACGGTGGTCATATTGTTCGTGTCATTCGTGGCCCTGATCCAGAATGGTATGAGACAGCATATCATCATATGATAAACCAGAAGTATGACATGTATAACAAATACCCAAATGTTCATGTTTCAGAATGGGCCTGGATTGGTCAGGTATTTGATTATCATTTATACAACGATGCCTCGGTTGAACTTCTTGAGTCAAACATAAATCAGGTCTTGACAGCCTTCACAGGTCCTGTTAAGATGGCTGTATAAAACTCTACACATTAGGAGACATTTCATAATGAAACTAAGTGACTATACTATGACTGTTCTCAAGAACTTTTCCACAATCAATACTGGTGTGGTGTTCTTGAAGGGTAATACACAAAAGACAATCTCTGAAGACCATAGCATCATGGCTGAGGCCGAGTTTGATGATACTTTTCCATCCAAGTTTGCTGTCTATGATCTAAACCATTTTATTGGAAACATTTCAGCACTAAACTCACCGGACTTAGCCTTTGATGACAAAAAGGTTACCCTGGATGATGGTTCTCTAACGCTTACCTATTATGCGTGTAGTCCTGAGCTTATCAAGACTCCACCAGAAGACAAGACTCTAACAATCACAAATCCAACAGTAACCTTTGATCTAACAAAGGCAACCTTGACAAAGCTACTGCGTATTGCGTCCATGAATAATCTACCTCACCTGTCTATTCAGGGTAAGGCCGGGGAACTTGTTCTTATTGTTCATGATCGAAAGGATGATACATGTAACAGTGCCAAGACCAAGATTGATGAATATGGTGGTGAAGACTTCATCGCAACAATCAAGACAGAGAACATCAAGCTTCTCCCTGATGATTATGTTGTGGATGTAAAACTTCCTGCCTTTGCCCGGTTCAAATCCAAGACACGAAAGATCACATACTTCAACGCCTTTGAAGCAATAAAGTAAAAAGAGGAACATACACATCATGACATCTGTGACATCACTTTCTGTTGAAGACAGAAAGAAGCTTCGTAATGCCGTTCAAGAAATGTCAGACTCCATGACTCGTATTGCGGCAGAACGGGACCTACAAAAAGAAATCCTATCCAAGATTCATGAAGACCTATTCCTGGATAAAAAGGTTGTAAGAAGGCTCGCCAAGGTGTATCATAAGGCCAACTTCAAGGATGAAGTAGAGCAGAATGATGCATTCGAAACTTTCTATAACGAGGTATTATCATAACATGTCCGAGGAATATCTTTGGGTAGAAAAATATCGGCCACATAAAGTGGCCGATTGTATTTTACCAGAACGACTAAAGAATACATTTGAGTCCTATGTGAAATCCGGCAGCATCCCTAACCTGATGCTGACCGGCACAGCAGGTGTAGGTAAGACAACAATCGCTCTGGCCATGTGCTCTGAGATGGGTATCAATCCTCTTTTTATCAACTCTTCTGATGAACGAGGTATTGATACCCTTCGGGTGAAGATCAAGTCATATGCCTCAACAGTATCCATTTCTGGTGGTCGTAAGGTAATTATTCTGGATGAGGCAGACTATATCACACCTGAAGCACAGGCTGCTTTACGTGGTGCCATAGAGGAGTTCTCGACAAACTGTTCCTTTATTCTGACCTGTAACTTCAAGTCTCGGTTGATTGATGCTCTACATTCACGATGCTCTGTTATTGACTTTACTCTAAAGTCTGATGAAAAGCCTAAGATGGCAGCAGCATTCCTGAAAAGGCTTGTTGGCATCCTTTCAACTGAAAAGGTGACACACGATAAGGCTGTCCTTGTCAAGATTGTAGAGAAGTTCTTTCCTGATTATCGTAGGTGCCTGAACGAGCTACAGAGATACTCGTCTGGTGGAAACATTGATGCTGGTGTTCTGGCACAGATTAGTAATGTTCGTAATCTGGATGAGCTAATAAAAAGCCTAAAGAACAAAGATTTTACAAGTATGCGTAAGTGGGTGGTTGCCAACTCTGATATCGATTCTTCCAGGATTTTCAGGAAGATTTATGACGGCTTGACAGAATACCTAAAACCTGATAGCATACCTCAAGCTGTTGTAATCTTGGGTAAGTATCAGTACCAGTCTGCCTTTGTGGCAGACCAAGAGATCAATATGGTAGCATGTCTAACAGAAATCATGGTAGAATGTGAGATGAAATAATGTTAAATAACATTAACCAATTACTATCAGGTCCAGATGTTCAATCATACATCAATAAAAAGAATATTGATTTATGGGCAAATACCGCTTTGGCTGGATACAAATGGATGGATAGTAGAGCGAAAGGAGAACTTGGTGAAATAATTGTTTCTAAAATGTTTCAAGAAAATAATCATGAAGTGAAATCTGCTGAAAACTCAGGACACGACCGAATTATTAATGGCATCAAAACAGAAATTAAATTTTCCTTGGCACAAACAGATTATGTTAAAAAGAAAATAAAAATTAACACATTTATGTTGAACCATGTAAGCAAAAGTAAAGATTGGGATAGGCTTATTTTTTTAGGGATAAATCCTGAAGGATATGATAATGTGATGTTCTGGTTTACTAAAGCTGATTTTTGTGATATGTTAGTGACTACAGATTTTTTTACACCACAACAGGGCGGGCAAAAGGGAAACAACGATGACTATGTTTCACCATCAACTAAAATATTAGGACTTAATCACTGTAGTTATACAAAATCTCTATCTGAATGGTGACAAATAATGGCAGACATATTCAAGGATATCATACCATCCATTCTTCAGACCAAGAAACCTTGTCTTGAGAACGAAAAGGACTATGTGCCATATGTTGTGAACAAGGCTCTGTCACAACATATGGACTGTGTTATGTATGCCAATCAGATGAATATTATTCCTAATACAGATAAATCCATGCAGTATTCATATTTACTAAATACTGTCAGACCTTATAGAAGACCATATCAGAAATGGTTGAAAAAGGAAAAGCTCGACGATTTAGAGGTTATCAAGGAGTATTATAAATACTCTAATGAGAAGGCAACAGTTGTTATGACTTTGCTATCAGCGGAACAAATTGATGACCTTAGAAAAAGGATACATAAAGGTGGATTGAATAATGGTGCTGAATCTGGACGAACTACTGGACGAACTACTGGACGAACTAATCGAAGTAAAACTAATCGAGCCTGACGATTTCTTGAAAGTAAGAGAAACCCTTTCTCGAATTGGAATAGCTTCATACAAAGACAAGACACTATATCAAAGCTGTCATATACTTCATAAAAAATCAAAGTATTATATACTACATTTCAAAGAACTGTTTCTGTTGGATGGTAAGAAATCAGATTTTACAGAAGACGACAAGGCAAGAAGAAACACAATAGCAAATCTTCTACATGAATGGGAGTTGGTTGATCTTGTTGATGAAGACAAAAGCAAATCTCCAGTCGTACCTATCTCACAGATCAAGATCATTTCTCATAAAGAAAAGAACAAATGGAACTTGGTACAGAAATACACCATAGGTAAAAAGAAAAGGGACATAGCATAGACATGCTAACATTCAAGGAGTTTCTTGAAGAAGAATCTGTAAAGAAAAAACTTACACAGGCAATGTATAGCGATCCTCCAGGCGGAATAAAACCAGAGGAACATCTACATTGGTTTGACATGGACGATACCCTGGTTCATCACGATCCAGAACGTGGTGCCAAGATTCATGTGAAAGATTCGGATGGAAAACGAGTAAAGACCCTTTCTACATCTGAATACAATAGCCATAAGTTAGAGCCTGGACATTCCTATGACTATAGTGAGTTTGCAAGCTCACATAAGTTTGCTGAATCCGCAAGCCCTATTCATAAGATGGTTCGTCATGCTCAAAGGTTGCTGGATGCTGGCCATCATGTCCATATTATCACTGCCAGATCAGACATGGAACATCCACATGTTCTGATGGGGGCTCTAAAAGATATGGGTCTTGATATGGATAAAATCCATCTTCATAGAGCAGGAAACGAAGGTAAGAATCCTACTCATGTAAACAAGGCCCGCACTCTAAACAAGGTTATTCGTAGGCTGAATAACAAAGGTAATAATATTAAGCGTGTTATTGGGTATGATGATCATCCTGCAAATGTGACATCTATTCATGATGTTGCAGCAAGTCCAAACGGACAAACCCTGAAAGAACTACATCCAGGTGTAGAGTTTAATGGAATACATGTTCAAGGAAAGCAAGCCAAACTAAAAAAGGTGGCCGAATAAGATGGCACAGTATCGTAAAGACACAAATCAGTTCCTGCCACAAGAAAAGACCCTGTTTGAGACGGTCATGCTGGCAGACCAGTATGGCAACATTATTGGTGGAGCCAATCCATCAGGTATGGCAGTAGATGCCTTTGGTCGAGCCAGAACTTCAAGCCCACTGACTTTGTTTGATTCATTTCATCGTTATCAAGACAATGGTAAGGTTAGCACTGCCAACTCGGCTTTTGATAGTTACTTTGAACACAATGCAAACACATCCTCAATAATCTGTCATGTAGGTACATCAAACGGTGCCTATGTCTATCGTGAATCATCTCGTGTCTTTGCCTACCAGCCAGGAAAGTCTTTACAGATACTACAGACCTATGTTATGGCACCAGCCCAGACAGGTCTAAGACAACGATATGGATACTTTGGAACTAATAATGGTATCTTTATTGAACAGGATGGACACAACCTATATTTTGTGATTCGAAATTCATCAAATAACACAATCAATGAAACCAGAGTAGCACAGGCTAACTGGAATATTGATACCCTGGATGGTACAAATACTGGTGCTTGGACTGAAAGTCAGCCAGTTCAAAACAGAAATCCATCTGGTCTAAAGCTTGATATGTCCAAGGCACAGATCATGTTCCTGGATATTGAATGGCTTGGTCTTGGAACAGTTCGTTGTGGATTTGTTATCAATGGTAGATTTATCCATTGTCATTCGTTCCATCACTCAAACATTCTTACATCCCCATATATGGGAACAGCCTGTCTTCCTGTGCGAGCAGAAATAGAAAACACAGCAAATACAGGTAACTCATCCAATCTTCGTATTGTTTGTACTTCTGTTATTTCAGAAGGTGGATACGAACTTCGTGGCAGACCACGAACAATAGGACATAGTGCAAACACAGGATATGATTTGGCTTCTGCTGATACATGGTATCCTGTTGCATGTATTCGTCTAAAGTCTGAAAGAGCAGATGCTATTGTTGTTCCAAAAGATATTCATATTGGTGCATCATCCGCATCAGGTTCAGTTATTAAGTATAAGGTTGTGGTCGGTGCTGCTGTTAGTGGTGGTACTTGGGTCAGTGCTGGATCAGATTCATCAGTTCAGTATAACATCAATGCTGCTTCGTATACTGGTGGTACAGATTATGTTTCTGGTTTCGTTACTGTCACAAACCAAGCATCAACACCAGTAACTCTTGGGGATTCCATCTTCAAGTATCAACTTGAACGAAACTCATTCAACGGAACAAATACGATCTTTATGATTGCTACCCAGACATCAAAGGCTGGTGATGACGTGTTTGCGGCTATTGACTGGGAAGAGATTACATAGTATAATGCCTTTTTCATTATGGAGAAAATGAACATATGACAACAAAACTAAAAATCTACAAGACACATCCAGAAGTTGTGCTACCAAAGTTTGCCACAGAAGAAGCAGCATGTTTTGATATTGCTGCACAGTTTTATGGCAAGACAACCTTCAACGGATACAACTCAGATAATGCTTCGTTTGAAAGTATTATTTCACCACATTCTGGTAATCGGATCACGATCATGCCTGGAGATCGGGTTCTTGTCCCAACCGGACTAATCTTTGATATTCCAAAGGGATATTCTGTTCGTATTCATCCACGGTCTGGTCTTTCCTACAAGCAAGGTATTGTTCTGGCCAATCTTGAGGCTGTGATTGATTCTGACTACTACCAAGAAACTTTCGTTATTCTTACTAATACATCAGCCAACAAGGTCCGTATCACAAATGGTGATAGAATCGCACAGGCTGAACTTGTAAAGAGTGTGTCGTATACCATTGAAGAAACCACAGAAGTACCAACACAAAGAACAAACAGGGTTGGTGGCCTGGGTTCCACTGGAGTGAAAGCAAATGAAAAAGTCTAATCTTCGATATCTGTTACCACCAGAGGAAGTTCTTACTGCCTATGGTGTGACAGTTCGTATCAATCCTGATGGCACAGTAGATGTTTCTGGTGCCAAAGAAATGAGGTTTGAATCAGAAACCATGAACTTTGATGCAGAGAACATCAAGATTCATGCCAAGGAAAAACTTGTTCTTATGGGTGATGATTCTATTCATCTAAACCCACACAAGAAAACCATTCTGCCTCCTGCACTACAAGAACCTTGTGATTGTGCTGAATGTTCTAATAAAACTAACTATGAATAAGGAAGAAATCTAATGCCCTATGGAGCACATATTCATGGACATTCAAGAGTTTGTGGAGCAACAACAACTGTACTGAATCAATCAACAGTATATGTGAACAATCAGCTTTGGGCTGTAAAAGATTCCACAAACAACCATAGTGGTGGTCAGTTGATTCCTACAGGACAAACAATTTATGTTGAGGACAAACTTGTTATTTGTCATACTCCAGACAATGCTCAGCCTGATGTGTTGTGTTATATTGTGGGTGAACCTCACTGTAATCCAAAAACAGCACAAGGTAGCGGTGACACTTTTTGTTATTAAGTACTTGACAAGGCAACCAAAATGTATTATATATAATGGTGTTGGGGATAAAAAGGTTTTGCGTACCCAACACCTTCCCGCCGAAAGGGGGAAACCATACTAGACTCGCTTAAAGAGGAGTAAAAATATACACATGACAAAGCTAGATATTTTCAATACATCATTCCTAAACGACTTCACCAAGGGTGCTGTTGGGTTTGATGACATCTTTACTAAGATGAATGATTTTCAAAAGAATATTGCTAAACTTCCTACATATCCTCCATACAATATTAAGAAGACTGGAGAAAATACCTATGTGATTGAGATGGCTGTTGCCGGTTTTGGTAAGCAGGACATCGAACTTGTTCTTGAAGATGGTGTCCTTACAATTAAGGGTTCAGTTTCTACTGACGACACATCATCCTATGTTTTCAAAGGTATTGCTGATCGGGCCTTTACTCGTAAGTTTACCCTGGCCGATACAGTAGAAGTAAAGAATGCAGACCTTATTAATGGTATGCTAAAGATTTGGCTTGAACGGTTTATTCCAGAGTCCAAGAAGCCAAAGAAGATCGAGATCAATACTGACTCAAAGTTGGGTAACCTTGATCGAGATGCTTTAGAAAAAGATCGTCTGGAAAATCTAAATCTATAAAAACATTGAAAGGAACTACATCATGCGTATTGCTATTCTTGCAGTGATTGCTGCTACTGGTCTTGGTCTTGCTGCGTGTAAAGAAGAAGCTGCAAAGCCTGCTGCTCCTGCACCAGCACCGGCTGCCACAGAACCAGCGAAGTAGTAAAGAGTAAACAAAAGCAGGGGATAACCTCCCCTGCTTTTTTCATATATATAAATATATTAGAAAGGATAAAGAGCTATGTGGCCTTACACTTATGAAGAATGGGAATTCATAACTTACGGGAAGATACTTGATGACTGATCTTGTAGGAAATATCAATATTGCTATACAAAGAGCACTAAAAGCCAGAGGGTTTTATTCTGGTGCTGTTGATGGTATACTTGGACCAAACTCTCTTGAGGGTGTAGAAGCCTGGATTAGATCGGTTTCCGTCAATCCAACCAAATGGTCTAAAAACAGACTACTTGTTGCAGCAGAACAATTGCTGTATAAGTCTATGGATATTGAGGTCGGAATCATTGATGGTTTCCCTGGCCCTATGTTGAAAAATGCCAGAGAACAGTACAAAGCCAAGATTACTCTAAACTGGCGTGATGAAGCTGATAGCATTCATGAAGAAGTCAAGCCTGCTCCTGTTGTTGAACGACCAACAGTACAAAGAGTTCCAAGCTCAACATGGCCAAGACAAAAAGACTGTATGTCTTTCTATGGTAGTCCTGGGTCAAATCAGGTGACCCTATCTTTACCCTATCCTATGAGGGTTGCTTGGAACAAGAGACAGATCGTAAGATCATG